CGCTTCCGTGTGGCTCTCCAAAATTGGGGGTTCGATCATGGTAAAGGGCCGAAAACCGCTCGCTAACGCTGTCAAAGAGGCCTCCGGGGCATTCGGCAAGCACCCCGAGCGACGCAACGCAGAAGAGCCAAAACCGAAGCTAGGCAGGCCAAAGATTCCCGATGCCGTCGAAGACGATCCGATTGCCAAAACTCGATGGTACTGGGTTTGCGAACAGCTCGAATCAATGAACTTGCTAGCCGTGACCGATCAAGGCCTAATCGCGGGTTATTGCTTAGACTACTCGATGATGCTTTCGTTATGGGAAGTTATTAAAGGCGGCCAAGTCTCCGACATGGACGAAAAGGGGCGAACAAAACTCAAGCCCGAAGCCAACCAGTTTCACACCTACAGCGACCGGATTTTAAAGCGCGAAGCGGAGCTAGGTTTAACTCCATCAAGCCGATCGAGACTCAAGGCCCCGCAGATGGAAGAAGAGGACGAATTCGCCCAGTGGCTAGCGAGGTCGACAAGTTGATAGCAAGCGGCATTCCGCTACGAGTCGAGGACTATTGCCAGGCTGTCGAAGACGGTTCTATCGTTGCGTGCGATCGCGTTAAGGATGCGGTGTTGCGTTATCGGCTCGACATGCAGCGGCAATCGACGCAAGATTTCCCGTACTACTTCGACACGGTTAAAGCTACTTCGGTTTGCGAATTCTTTCCGCTCATCCTTCGGCATTCGATCGGAGAGTATGCAGGCAAGCCATTAACGCTTGAGGACTGGCAGCTATTCGGGCTATGGAACATTTTCGGCTGGCGTCGCGATGAGGATCGTACAAGGCGATTCCGAAAAGTCTATTGGTCGATGGCACGCAAGAACGGAAAAACGACCTTCGTTGCGGGGCTGTGTCACTACCTAGCGATGGCAGACATTGACCCTCGAACCGGCAAGCCCGAAGCGGTAGGCCAGATTCTTTTGACGGCCACCAAAAAAGAGCAAGCCAACATGGCCTATGGCGAATGCGAGCGAATGGTCGATCAGTCAAAAACAATGAAGGCGCGAACTGATATTCGGAACGAAACGATAACCTACACGCACAACGGGAGCTATATCCGCAAGGTGTCTTCGGATAAACCTTTCGACGGATTAAACCCGCATTGCGTTGTCATGGATGAGGTTCACGCTTGGGGCCAGCACCATCGGAAATTTTATGACACGATGGTAACGGGCAGCGGATCGCGGTCCCAACCGCTCCACATCATTATCACGACGGCAGGTGACGACAAGTCGCAATTGTGGCTCGAAGAGTACACGTACGCAACTAACGTAGTCTCAGGCATCCATAAAGATGAAACGCTATTTGCTCTGATCTACGAGCTAGACAAAAACGACGACTTCGAGGACGAAAGCACCTGGCTAAAATCCAATCCAAACCTAGGCGTTTCGGTCAAGCGAGAATACCTCCGGGAGCAGGTCAATAAATTTCGCCATACCGCAATTGGTCGAAACCTACTCGACAGATTTCACGGCAACCGGATCGTATCATCAATCGAGAAAGCTTTCGACCTGGAGGACTTTGAGCGATGCGTTAAGCCTTACTCGGATTGGTCGCAGGCTGACGGCTACGGGGCAGGCGTTGACCTTGGAGCTCGTGACGACTTAGCAGCGTATGCGACTTGTGCCAGATTCCCCATCGACATTGACGACAAGGGCAAGACAGTCTATCGGTACGAGATCCGAACCAAGGCTTACATCGCATCGAACAGCAACCGCGACCTTACCGCGATGCCTTTCAGTCAATTCATTTTCGACGAGGAAATCATCAAGGCGGATTATCCGATTGAGGAGCTAACCGAATCGCTCTTGTCTGACCTTGAAGCTAACGACATCGGAACGGTAGCCTACGACCCATACAACGGGCAGCAACTTGGCGAAAAGCTAGCCAAGGCAGGCTTAACAGCCGCAAGAATGGCACAGAATCAAGCGAATTTCAACGAAGCAATTCGCGACTTCATCGACCTAATGAAAAACGGTCGGCTAGTATTCGCCGACTCTAAGCTACTGCGTTGGTGTGCGAATAACGCTATAATCTGCAAAGATCGCCAAGATAGGTGGATGTTCGATAAAGCGAAATCGAAAGATAAAATCGATCCAATTGTTGCGGCGGTAATGGCCTATAGGATCGCAAGCCTACAGCCCGAACGAGCTTCCGGTAGTCTTTACGTCACTTAGTGGGAGGCCAAATGGCAAGCATACTAGAGCGGATGATTCAGTGGGGCGGTTTCGCATGGGATCTATCGACCAAGAAACTGTCCGTCAAGGAGGCCCTTTCGGTCCCTCCGGCATGGTACGCGCATAACAAGCTTACCGGGGACTTTGCACGGCTACCCATCGACGTTAAGCGGGTTCAAGGTAAAGGGGCCGTCAACGATACAAAGCACGACGGCTACAGGCTACTCAGGGAGCGACCGAACAAGATCCAGAGCCCAACGCAGTTCAAGGCTCAAATACTCTCCCATGCCTTACTCAAGGGCAATGGCAGGGCGGCAATCATCCGCGATGGTCTCGGCATCTCGGAATTGATTCCCATGATGCCAGAGCAAACGGTAACACTCATCCACCTAGGCGAAAAATACCACGTTTACAAGCCTGAGAAGCAAACCAAAAAAGAACTTTTCGACATGTCCGAGCCGGACGAAAACGGCTACATAGTTTTTCGCGATGACGACGTTCTGCACATCAACGGTTTTTCCTATGATGGCATCGAGGGGCTAGGCTTGCTGGATATTGCAAACAGCACCTTCGGTACATCCTACGAAGCTGGCAAGTTCCAGAACAACCAGACCAAAAAAGGCTTTCGGGGCAAGTTGATTCTTGAGGCACCTCCAGCGGCGTTTCGCAGGATCGAGGACGCTAAAGAATTCATCGACCAGTTCAACGCATCGGAGTTGGGGAGCGACAACGCAGGCAAGGCTGGGCTACTACGCGAAGGCATCAAGGCCAATGCGATTTCCATGTCAAACAACGACGCTCAATTTGTCGAGCTTCAAAAGTTTAATCGCCAGGATATCGGGATGCTCTTTGGTCTCGACTCGATGCCGGGCGATGGCGAAACCGATAGCTACAACTCCAGAGAGCAGGCGGCGATTGCTTACTTGCAATGCTTGGATCGATGGCTAGTCCAGTTCGAGGAACAATGCGATATGAAATTGCGAACGCCGACCGAACAGAGGCTGAACAAGACCTATTTCAAGTTCAATACGGCAGCTATTTTGAGGACAGATCTAAAGAGCACTATCGACGCTATGTCGATCGCTATTTCGGCGCGGATTATGAACCCGAACGAATGCCGATCGAAGCTAGACTTGAACCCCTACGACGGCGGCGATGAGTTCATCAACCCGAACATTCAATCGACAGGCAGTCAAGACGATTCGAGCGACGACAGCGACGCGGACGACAGCCAGGACGACCAAGAGGACACGCAAACCCAAGCCAGAAACGCTAGGGCCATCGACGAGACGCTACGAAGCCTAATTAGGACCGAGGCAAACAACGCAACGAACGCAGCGGGAAAGGCCCAATTCGTGGCTTGGATTGGCAAGAATTACCCTAAGTGGGAATCGAAGCTAGCCGACAAGATCGAAGCGATCGGTTTGGACCGAGATTTAGCCCGGGTCCATTGCCAGGAATCGACTCGGCAACTAGCGGAACTTGCGGCTAAACATGGTCCGAAAGAATTGAAAAACGCGGTAGAAAACACGGTTAAAGGCTGGGAAAACAGGCTATTTGCTTTGAAAGGGCAGAAGAATGATTGAGATCCTGAATGAAACAAACGAAATCATCCTAAGCGGGGTAGTTGGCGATGGATGGGGCGACGATCCGATCACTACGGGCGGGGTTCGTAAGGCGTTAAAGTCTTTTGGCGATGGCCCTATCACGGTGAGGATCAATTCCCCAGGCGGCGCGGCCGATGAGGGAATCGACATCTTTAACATTCTCAGAGACTACCCCGGCGAAGTGACGACGATCAACGATAGCCTTGCAGCGTCGGCGGCTAGCGTGATTTTCTTGGCAGGGTCCAAGCGACTCATGAACGACGGCTCTAGGGTAATGATTCATCGGGCGATGAGCATAGCTTTCGGCAACCAAGAAGAAATTCGCAAGACGCTACAGGCCCTAGAATCTTACGACGCTTCGCTACTCGACATTTACAGTCAATATTTGACCGACGACAAGGCAACGATCGAAGCGATGCTTTCGGCTGAGACTTGGTTCGGAGTCGATGAGGCGATAGCAGCGGGTCTTGCTACGGCTCGCTACGGCAAAGACAAGGATGACAAGAAGAAAAAGAAAATGACATCGCAATTTTACCAATTGAAAGCGAATTTGCTTCGGGCGAAAATGGCACAGTTTACAAAAACACTTGACACCGGAAAATGATTTGCTAGTCTGATTGTCGATCGAGCGAAAGCCTCGAACACTTGCAACTGATTAGCGGCAAGACTCACACGGTTCAATTTTTTGTCCCGTGGCAGTCATGCCGCTATTTTGGTTTACCGACTGCCACAACTCACAGGAGCAGTCGGAATGAAAACTAGCAAGCAATTGCAAGCAGAGATTGAAGCACTACAGGCCAAAGTATCGGCTATCCAAGCGGTAGCCACTCAGGATAACCGCGACCTTCTCGCAGACGAACAAGCCGAAATTGATGCCATCGTCGGCGACGACAAGAACCCGGGCCAGATTGCAAATCTTGCCAAGGATCGAGAGCGAGCCATCCGCATCGAATCGATGGTTAGCAACGCGGCAAAGCAAGTCCGAGAAACGCCATCCTTTCAAGGGTGCGATATTCGCGTTCCCTCTGCTCATCGTCGAGGAACGGTAAAGAATTTCACAGGTCCAACCGCCGAGGCCGACGCCTACACTAGCGGACAGTTCTTTTTGGCGACGACCGGCAACGTCAAAGCGATTCAATGGTGCCGAGACAATGGTATTCCAGTCCAAAACGCGATGGGTGAAAACGACGACCTCAAAGGCGGTGCTTTGGTACCCCCTCAATTTGAGTCGGCTGTCATTCGCCTAGTCGAAGACTACGGAGTTTTTGCACGCTACGCGCGAAACTACCCGATGACCTCCGACAGCGTTACTATCCCGCGACGACTCAGCGGATTGACTGCTTACGCCATCGGGGAGTCGGCTGAATTCACGGCCAGCGATATGACCGTCAATCAAGTCAACTTGACGGCTCGAAAATTCGGAACGCTTACCCGCGTTAGCTCCGAATTGTCCGAGGATGCAATCATCTCGGTTGCCGACATGCTGGTTACAGAAATTGCTTACCAGCACGCAGTCAAACAAGACGCTTGCGGATTTCTTGGCGATGGATCGCCGACCTATGGCGGTATCGTTGGACTTGCCAACGTGCTACCGGCTGGATCGGTTTCCACAGCAGGAGCGGGCCTTAACACGGCAGCGTCATTGACCGTCGCAGTGTTCCAAGACGCTGTGTCGAAGCTCCCGCAGTTCCCTGGCATTCGCCCGGTGTGGTTTGTTCACTCGGCGGTTTACTGGAATGTCATGGCACGGCTTCAGTACGCTTTGGGTGGCAATACCGTCATGGACTTGGCCGGTGCTCCAGTTCAGCAATTCATGGGCTTTCCGGTTGTGTTTAGCCAGACGTTGCCAAGCACGATCAGCGGATCAACCAAGTTTGCTTACTTCGGGGATCTTTCGATGGCTTGCACGCGGGGCAATCGTCGCTCGCTGACGATCAAGTCGGACGCTTCGCGATATGTCGAGTACGACCAGATCGGCGTATTCTCGAATCTGCGTTATGACATCAACGTTCACGAAATCGGCGATGCGAACGTCGCAGGTCCAATCGTCCAACTCAGGGCAGCAGCCTAATTCATTCAACAGAAAGAAGGTGATATTTTGAACGTATTGCAGCAATCAAAATTCGTGACGGCAATCAAGCCAGCGGCCATTCTCGACAACGCATCGGCAACCGCCGACGTTATCGATTGCCGGGGGTTTGATTACGCAACGATCATCGTTCAACTCGGAGCGACCGACATTGCCTTGACGGCATTGAAGGTCCAGGGCAGTTCCACTAGCGGCGGTTCCTATGCCGATATTACCGGAGCGACCTTCGCGGGTGGCTCAGGCATGGGTGACGCCACCTTGGCCCTGCCATCGGCAACCGATGACGGCCAAACATGCGTTTTCCAGATCGACCTCCGAGGCAAGAATCCGTTCCTGAAACTTGTCGTCACCTTTGGCGATGGGACTTCCGGAGGATTCGTTGCGGCGGTGGCTGTACTCAGTCGGGCTAAGATCGCTCCATCGACCTCGACAGGCGCAGCTGACGGCGACGTTTGCCGAGTGGTCTAGTGGTAGTCGATCTACTTCAAATGTGGCAAGGCTTTCCGGCTGGACATAGGCTGGAAAGCTTGCAAGATGGCGTAGCGTTGATCTTGATTCAAAGGGGAATTGCCCGTGCGATTGATACCGGAAATAGTGACCGGGCCGACAGCCGAGCCGATCACCCTAAGCGAAGCCAAGAAGCAGCTAGAAATCGCGTCAAGCGACACTAGCCACGATACGCACATCGCAGCGTTGATTCAAGCAGCCCGGGAGCAATGGGAGCACGATACCGATTCGGCAACGTGCTTTCGGACGCTTCGAGTAAGGATACCAGCCTGGACGGATGGATTGACGCTCCCAAGATCGCCGATTCACTCGATCACATCGATTCAATACTACGACGGTGGCAACACGTTGCAAACCTTGCCATCGTCGATTTATCAATTGCATGTCGATCAGATTCGCGTTGCCTATTTGCAGGTCTTGCCAGGGACTACGGCAAGGTGGGACGCTTGGTCGATCAATTACCAGTGCGGCTACTCAAGCGACGGCTCGAAGGTTCCAGCGGTGGCGAAATCGGCGATGCTCATGCTAGTTGCTCACTACTTCGAGAATCGAGACATGATAATGTCCGAAGCATTGCAGACGATGCGACCTTACGAAATGCTTGTCCGGCGAATGATGCGGAGTAGCTACCCATGAGCGGACGGCCAAGAGACCTTCGGCTAGGTGCCTTGCGACACCGATGCACGATCCAGCAGCCAACAGAGACCCAAGACGCAGCCGGCCAGCCTATCGTCACTTGGGGGCCTTACGTCGTCGATGAGCCTTGCGAATGGCAGCCAACAGGGGGCTTCGAGTCGATGCGTGGGCGTCAACTTGAGGCAGGGACTAGAGCGGTTTTTCGCGTTCGGTATCGCTCGGGCTACACGGTCAAAATGCGGGTCTCATTCGACGGCGAAACCTACGGCATCACGGCAATCAACCCTGTTGACGGGCTACGAAAATACATCCTCTTGGTATGCTCGGCGGTGGTATCTTGAGCACGAAAATCGAAATCGATCACAAGCTTATCGAGGCTGTATCAAGCATCCCTGTATTGCTTCGGAACGGGCCTTTGGGTCGATGCCTAGGAGCGTTTGGCAAGCCTATTGCAAGGCAAGCAGGGACGCAAGCAAGATCCTCTAGGGAATCAGGATCGCGGATGAAATGGTCGAAGCGATTTAAGAACGCGGGCAACTTTCAAAACGATTCCAAACAGCACTTTTCCCACAAGGTAGGCAAAAGCGGGGTTGTCGTTTGGATCGGAGCGACGCACCCGAAGGGTAATAAACAGCAATTCGTTATGCCATCGAAAAAAGGCGATAGCTACACTCGCTACCATTGGGGCAAGCCCGGGACTACAATTGTTTCGGTGAGTCGCAAGGGCAAGCAATACACCTTCATCGCCAATAGCAAGCCATCGACAGCACGATTCCCGGTCCAAGAGCGTGCAACGGTCCGAGCATTCGACCAAACGCGATCGACTGCCGAGGCTGAATTTTTGACCCAACTCCAAAAAGAGATCAAGGAGCTTCGACTTGGCTAAGAATCTGAAATTGACCGACAAGGTGACAATCGCATCGAGCGGTACAACCTCGACAGCGTTGACGCTACAGGGAACGATCCCGCTAGCGATCCAGATGCCAGCGGCGTTTACCGGGACGGCAATCACCTTTCAATGCTCCAACGACGGAAGCGCATACTACGACCTCTACAGCGGATCGACGCAGTATTCGGTGACCGTTGCGGCTAGTCGCTACATCGCACTCAATCCCGACGTTTTCGAGGGTGTCCGATTTGTTCGATTGGTAAGTGGATCAAGCGAAGCAGCTATTCGGGAAATTTTCCTTATCAGCGGGGAGCGTTAAACCTTGTCGGCAATCGGCGAAGCACTGCGAACTAAACTACTGTCGTATAGCACAGTATCGGCACTCATCGGGCAGCGAATGTACCCCGATGCAATGGTCGAAGGTGCTACGCTTCCGGCGGTTGTTTACTACGTCACATCGACTAACCGTGACCATTCGCTAGAGGGCGTGGGTAAGTCGGCTCACGCTCGATTCACCCTTGATTGCTACGCAACAACGCGAACCACATGCAACGCGATCGAAAAAGCAATTCGCGAAACCGGAATTGATTCCTTTCGGGGTGTGGTCAGTGGCTATTCCCTCGATGGGGTCGATTTCGATTCCGGCGACGAATACATGCAAGAACCACCTACCGATGGAAACCAAGAGCATCGGTACATTGTTAGCTTCGACCTCTTGGTTCATTACGGAGAGCCTTAGTTATGCCAGCACTCACAGTAGCACGAACCGGACTCGGAGCGACCATTTCCGGTACTGGTTTGGTAACGACCCAAGTTACTCGGATCGGCAACATCAAAATCGGTGTTGACGTTTTGAATATCTCGCACCTTGGAACACAAGGTTTCGAGGAAGATCGACCAGGGGACTTGCGAAAAAATCCCGATTTGGAAGTCGAGTTTAACTGGCTCGGCGCAGCCGTTCCGATCACCACGGCGATGGTCCCAACTAGCGAACCTTATGCGGGAATTGCAGTTACGATCACCTTGCCAGGGGCCGGAAGCGTTCAGGGCACGGCATTTGTCAAGGAAGTGGAGTTTCCATCAGCCGAGAAAGGCAATATCATGAAGGGCAAGTACGTCTTGCAGTTCGACGGCGCGACCGAACTCACTTTTACCCCTGCCTAATAGGAGGCTATTTTGTTCTCACTTAAACAGCAATTTGGAATCAGCCCTAGGACCGGAGAAAACAAAAGGCTTGACCAGTTTCAGGTGCTTTTCGATGGCGTCTTGGTCGGCTATTTGCCCTACGGCAAAGTTTCGCAGATTCAACCGCTTTTACAGTTCCCGCATGACGACTTGACGCCTGAAGCGTTGGCTATGCTCGAACTCGAAGCGGCTCAAGGCCAAGGCGTCGAGTCGATCAAGGTCGAGCGACCTGAGCAGCACTCGCGACAATTCGTTGAAGCGGTCCAAAAGGCAATCGACGAAGAAGGGCAAGACGATGACGACGAATAAGCGAGACGCGTTCTTGGCGATGGCCTCAAGGCCACTTCGGACCAAGGATGTTACGATTGGCGATCAGACGTTTACTATTCGGGAAATCTCCGAGGCTGACGCTTCGGAAATGGAGATCCGAATGCAGACCAAGGATCGAGCCTGGGCAGTTGAGCGGCATCGGGCCTTGCTGGTTGCCTACAGCCTCATTGACGAAAACGGTCAGTTGATTTTGACCGATGATGTCGATGCGAACGGCAAGGTGACTACGCAAAACTGGGAGAAAATCCGAGGGGCTCCTAAGTCTCTGATTGCCCCCCTCTATGCGGCTTGTCTTGACCTGTCGGATTACGACGAACGGGAGATAAACGAACTGGCAAAAAAATCCGAAAGAGCCGACGCCTAAGAACGGCGTTTAGGCTCGCACCGTATTTGGGCATTGAAGATCCGATGGCATGGCTTGCTAGTCTTCCGGCTGGTAAGCTAAACCAGTGGCTAGCATGGGAGCAAGTTGAGCCTATGGGCGAAACATGGATGCAAGTTGCCAAGGTGCTAGAGGCCCTTTATTTGCCCATTTACGCGAAGGCTGGCAGCGATGCACCGGAGGCAGCGGACTACATGCCGGAACGCTACAGAAGGCCCAAGAAGAGCGTTGCAAGAGAGGTCCGAGCAGCGATTGAAAACAGCGATGCGATAGCCAACCAGATGAAAGCAATGATGGGAGCTAAGAAGTAATGGCCCAGACGATCAACATTGCGAACATCAAAGTCGGCATGGACATCGAGGAACTACGAAAAGGCGGGCAGTTCACTCGAGGCGAACTGTCTAGCCTATCGCGAACGATCAAGGCATCTGAGACGCCATTTCAAAAACTTGCCAAGGATGTTGCGTTACTAGACCGAGCGTTCGCAGCGGGGGGTATCAATGCGGCTAGCTACAATGCAGCCGTCGACAACCTAGCCAAGAAGCACGGCGTAGCGGCGGTTTATGCGGATCGAGCGGCAGCGGCAGAGACAAGGCTAGCCAAAGCCAAGCAAGCTAGCATGGAGGCTATGCAACGCGGGACCATGCCGAGCGAAATCCCTGACCCGTTTAAGGGATGGGCAAAGGTCGACGTGACGACGCAAAACGTCAATGGTCTTGCAGGCGCTTTGAGTCGGATCGGCGTTGCAGGGCTTGCGATAGGGGCCGTCAAGGGGATTGCGGATCTAGGCCAAGCAGGGCTAAAAGTCGCGATGGCACGCGAACAGATCCAAGCACAGATGGAGGTGCTAACCGGATCGGCGGCAGCGGCTAGAAAGCTTATCGATGCGACGATAGAACTTGACCAAAAATCGGCTCTATCGGCAACTCAGTTTCAAGATTCATCGAAGGTGCTTTTGGGCTATGGCCTAAGTGTCAATGAGGTTATTCCGACGCTAAACAAGTTGTCTGAAATCTCGATGGGCAACAATGAAAAAATGCAATCGCTTACCCTAGCCTTCGGGCAGGTCAGAGCTAACGGGCGTTTGATGGGGCAAGAAGTCTTGCAGATGGTCAATGCGGGATTTAACCCGCTACAGGAAATTAGCAGAACGACCGGCGAATCAATGGCGTCGCTACGCAAGCGAATGGAAGACGGCAAAGTGTCCTTTGATGAAGTCGCTAAGGCGATGGAAACCGCGACAAGTGCAGGCGGTCGATTCTACGGCATGAATGACAAGATGGCCGGGACTACAGCGGTTAAACTTGCAAAGCTAGACACGGCATACCAGAACTTCCTGGCAACGATCGGCAGGGAGCTACAACCGGGCTACAACAAAGCCTTAGACGCTACATTATTTATGATCGACGAGGTCCCGAAGTCCGGCCAGAAGGTAAATGGTTGGTGGATGACCCTAACCGGGAACGCCAACGAATACTATCGCGAAATCGAAGCAGCAAACAAAGCCAAGAAGATTGCCGAGGAGCTAGACAAGAAAGCAGTTGAGGCGGAAGCGACCAAGACCAAGCTAGCCAAAGAGCGAGCCGACGCAGAGGAACGTAAGGCCAAGGCCCAGCAGGCAGCGGTAGATGCGGACAACAAGCGAATCGATGCCGAGCGTTCAGCCTTTCAAGCAAGGATCAAGCAGGCTACAGAGGATCGACGCAAAGCAGGTTTCGGAGGCAACGAAGAAGCCTACAAGAAATCGCAGTTGATGGACGATACCTTCGGCATGACCGAAGGCGAAAAGCAGCAAGCCAAAGCGGCTATGATGGACATGGACGAAACGCGAAGGCTGAATGAACTCAATGCGGCTCATGCGTCGATCGAAGCGGCAAATAAAGAACTAGAGATCCAGAAACGCGTTGCGGAAATGAAGGATCAAGGGTTCTTGGCTAGCGATTCGCTACGCAAAGAATACGCCGAATTGGACGCCATGTTTAAGCGTCAATTGGTCGAGGCCGGCAACAACGAAAAGCAGAAAGAAGGCATACGCAAACGGGCAGCGTTGGCCGAGCAATCTATCATGGCTCGAAGCGAATTCGCGACGATGCAAGAACGCAAGCAGAAAGCAGAAGGTCGATTCGGTGACCCTGGCGAAATGATCGCTAAATCGATCGCACCATCGATGCGAGCCGGATCAAAAGAGGCAGCAGCGTTCTTGATAAATCAGCGAGCCGACGCAGCGGAAAAGGCCGAGCGGAAGAAATGGCAAAGCGACCTGCTAGCCGAGACACGCAAGGCCAACCAAATGAACGAAGCAGCCCCAAGACTCGCACTAGCAAGGAGATGAAATGGCTAACGAACTGATTGGGGCAGAGCTACGCAAGGGGAGCGGTTTTTGTCGCAAGGGCGAAGGCTTTACGCTTGTCATTGGGGAGACCTGGAACTACAGGGTAAAGACCGATCAAGTAACATCGAGCCGTTACAGCGTTCTTTATGAAACCCCAGGACTGCCTAGAGCCGGGTTGCTCTATGGCCCCTTGCAATTGATTTGCGACGACGTAACTTGCGAGCGGGAAGAAAAGCACGCACTCTACTGGAATGTTACGGCTAACTTCAAGACAGGCTCGGAGCAACAGAAGCAAAACGAAGAGAAAGACAACAATCCCGCGACCTGGATTCCAGTTTTCAAGATCGATTCATTCACGACCAAAGAAAAGGTACTTGCCAAGGATCGCACAACGCCGACAGCAAAATACGGGGTCAATTCAGCGGGTACGCCATTCGATCAACCGCTAGTCACCTCGACGAGCCTTTGCCAGTTTTCATTCGTCCAGTTTGACAGCCCATCGCTAACACTAAAGGATTTCCTAGATCGAAATGATACGGTAAATTCGTCGTCATTCGATACCGGAAGAGAAGTGCTTGCGGCTCGAACGATGCTCATCGAGGTTCAAGAGGCTGAGTTAGGATCGTACGCGGGCTACCAAGCATGGCGGGCAAAATATCGGGTAACTTACGATCCCGATACGCACGATGACAAGCGAGCCGATATAGGGCCGTTTTACCTGGACGCTACTGACGGCAATAAGCGGAAGCGGTATATGGATGATACCGGCATGTTTGGCGTAGTCGGAGCGTTGAACGGAACAGGCGGCAAGGCATCGACTCCAGCCGAGCTATCCTTCCGAGTTAAAAAGGAAGATTCGCTAAGCTGGATCAGGGTTCGATAATGGCAGATGAAACGCTCTACAGCTTCAACTACGCCGACTCGCAAGCGTTGCTAGCCCAGATAGGCCCTAGCAAGAGCGGAGGGGGGGCTAGAAGCGACGCGATATCGGACAACGCGATTTACATAGGGGTAGCCACCTCGATCATCACAGCAAGGGCAGGAACGACGCTAGGGACTGGAACCGCGATGCTGAAGCAGGCTAGCGACGCAAACGTACTTAGTGACCTGATTTCAGTCTCAGTGGTCAATGCAGGTTCTGCGATTGCCAACGGGTCGCATTTGCTGGTTTTCCGGTCCGGGAACAAATTCGCAGCAGTGGAGCTTTGCTAATGGGTTGCTTCGGAAAATGCGGTTGCCCATGTTGCCTAGAGCCTGAGGACATGCCTTATGAGTCGGTTTCGCTTATTGCTCCTTTGGACGATTGCGAAGGCGGGCTAGGTGGCGGCAGCATTGGCATTGGAGGCCCAGGGGGTCCAGGCGAACCGGTTTATCCATCGGCAGAGTTTAGCCCGGCAGGATGTTGCTTCACGGCTGACTTCAACCTTGGGTGCCAGGAATACGTTGAACATTGCGGGGTGTGGGCGCAGCAAGACCTAGACTTCGCCTACAAGGTCGAGTACTCAAGGCCGACAATTAGCTACCACGGATCGACAGGTGAGCATGATTGCGATTGCGTTTTAATTCAGACGGCAAACGTAGTCTATAGCAGGACCGACAAGATATACTGGGTTGCAAGGTACAAACTTAAAACGATCAGGATTCACGTTGGTAAAGTTTTAGTTCGATGCGATGGCGATGAAACACCGGCGTGTAAATACTACGTCGCGGCTAGCTACGTTTTCGAGGTGTGTGATTATCCTCTGTTGTGGGATGCGGGGGTCACTCTCTTCCCTGAGTACCAGATCGACTACACCTGCACGGGCAACTATCGTCCAGGAAATTGCAGCTATACCGGGACATCGCAAGAGGCAAGCACGATAAACAACTGCCAAGATTTGCTAGACGCGGACCCCTGGCAGTTTTGTAGCGAGACCGAAATCAAAATCATTTCGAGGATCAAGCTTTACGATACACTTCCTACCGGACAAGTGACCATCACAAACGCGGATTTGCCCCCTGTCAGTTGTTGCGGTAGCGAAACTGGGTGTATTGTTTCAGGTCAGCCTTGCGGGTTGCAGTTAATTGATAATTGCGTGCCCAACCTGCCGACATACAACGGGCCTCCGGCATCCGACCACTACTTTTGCCAGCAACCGCTAGGAAACAACCCAGGTCCGACTCCAGACGACGAAGGTTGCGAAAACATTGTCTTGGGATGCCCGCAGATTGAAGCCAAGCAATCTATAGAGGCGATCTGCCAAGGCTATGTGTTCGACGCTGACAGCGGCTGCTACGCTTTCGATGGCTCGGTTTTAGATTCTTGGCCTGGACGCGATAAGTTTTACTGCGGTTACTGTGAAACCGACGAAGGCATCGTCAAGTATTATTCGGACATGTACGGAACTTTTGGCGCGTGTGCGTTTGCGGGTCTTTGTCTTACTGGCGAATGTTGCTTTACACTGGACGACCCTGACACGCAATTCGCTTGCAAAGAGTTTTATAGTGATATTTTCGGTAGCCCGTATTGCAGCGTGACGATCAGCGACTACACCTGCACAATCGGAGAGCTACAGACAAACGCGGTAGGGGCCTTTTGTTTTAACCTTCCATCGGTAACCATAGAGCTATCATGATCGACAGAAGCGATCCAGACATAGCCAAAAAGCTACAGCCGCCAAAGGCTAACGGGGTTTCGCATGGCAGCCCGGTAAGATCGTCGTCGATTGTGTTTCGCCCATTCGTAAACCCCTGGATCGCACTACACGACGGCTCAATCCGCAACGCCGACGACTTAGCCGAATGGGAAAAGACCATCCCCCAATACGAATGCGGATGCAGGGCATTCTACGCAAAATACAAGGCCGACTACCCCCCCGATTGCACCTCCCCCGAAGCGTTCTTCGCTTGGGGCGTCGAGCTACACAACGCAGTTAATCGCAAGCTTGGCAAGCCTGAGCTGACCATAACAGAGGCTCTATCGATTTGGAGAAATACCGATGGCCCAACCGAAGACAGCAGCAAGACTTTACCTTGAGGAACTTTGCAAAAAGTTCCCTGACCACTCAAACATCGGACTAGCCAAGCGAGCCAAAGC